TCTAGTCTATTGATTTCATCCTTGATATAGAAGATTGCTTTTTCTAAATCTTGAATTGTCTTTGCTTCGTCTTTTAGTCCTGCTCTCCATAGGTACTTAAAGGCATTGCCAATATTAAAGTTTCTATGTCTGGTAATCTCAATGCACTCAATACCTGAAGGATCTGATGTGTAGTGCAATGGGTTATTTACTTGGTCAACTGTTATGTTTAGATTGTCACTCATAGGATTCCTCGTCATCAAGTTCCCAATCAAACGCTTCTGGTATTCCTTTTAGTGCAGCAAATGCAAAAGCAAAACCAACAGTGCCTGCTACTGCAAGTGCTACCAAAGCCTTCTCAAATTTACTCATCGTCTCGACTTCCTTAATCCAAATTTAGCAAGGTAAACATAAATGGTCTCTAAACTCACTCCGCACTCCTTTGCAATCTCTTCTGGAGTCTTCTTATCCATAAGATATCTCTTACGCATAAAGACTTCTGATGTATATAGTTTAGCAGCCATGGCTCTACTTGTCAACCCCAGGAACTTTCCAGTCTAAGTCTTCCCTTGTTACGGGGGCAGTATCTTTAATTGACATCATATGCTGATAACCATCGACCTTGTCATATTCTGGATTATATTCTGTCATTTTTAAATTAATACCACTTCTTCTGCAATACTCTTGAGTAACCTCTAAAGGTATGTTTCCATGTACCCCAGTTAGCCTTCCAGAAAAAAGCAAGTTAAGTTTTAACATCGCATTCCTTGAGTGTTCCCAATGATCTTTTTTCTTGTCGTCTGCCCATGGTCTTGCAGTACTATATCTACTTAACTTTTCCCCTGGGTACTGCCTTGAAAGATGGTGGTAAGCAAAAATTTTTGATGTTGCAAACATTCTCCATCCTCTACCCCAAGACTGCAAAGCAACATATGGCTCTTCTCCATTAAAATTCATTTCTGGATCTAGAGGAACTTCATCAATGTATGATTTTTCTGCAAAACACCATGTGAAATGTACCCAATAATTCTCATGAACATCGTCGTCGTCAGGTGGAACACTTCCAACTGGAAACCAATACCCTGGAATAAAGTCTGTTACTTGCTGAATTCTTGGGTCCCAACCAGTTATAGATGGGTGGTATAGGTTTGTCCTTACCTTATCCTTATATCTAATAGACCAATCATCATTGTACTCAAAGTCTGGTGGACAAAGAGTTAGAATTGCTTTACCAGTTTCAGACTTTGCTTTTGCTTTTGCATACTCTTCAAGAGACGTAGTGTCCCAGTCTTGCTCAAACCTTGTATGCCCACAAATAAAAAGAACGTAATCATACTCAAATGGCAATTCTCTTGTTGTTAGATCTCGTGCCCAAAGTATTCCTCTGTATTCTGAAAGATCAAACTTTCTGTAAAGCATTTGCTCTTCTGGCACAAAACTTAAATCTGAATAAAATTCTGGATAGTGTTCTTCTACTATAGAGAACACAAGATCTTCTTTATTTTTTGCTTTATCGTAGCAGTCTTTAACTGTTCCAAGAAGATCTCCTTCCTTATAAGAAATTATTGATACTAATATCTTTGCCATCTTACTGTTCCTTGTATTCTTTAATAGTTGGATCAAGTCTATCCCAGTGCCCCTTTGGGCTGCCTTGATAAATTTGTCCAGTCTCTCTATCTAAAAGTATCCATTTCGTAGGAGCAAGAGTCCTGACAGTTAAAATAACGTCTTGCTCTTCTTCCTTAAATTTAAGAGGATCTCTCTCCATTATTCCGTACCTATAGCCTTTCCCCAATTTTTTAATGCCCAGTGCCCAATACCGCAAGCATCCGCAACATCATTATCTGTAATCGTTCTATCATAGTTAATATTAATAAACTTAATTGTTCTTTCTTTACGAAGATTTCTCTCATAAGTTTTATACCAAGAAACTGACTTACCAGGATTCTGAGAACGAATAAACAGTTGCTCATCTTTGGAAATCTTTTTGTTACCAATAAAGTTTTGCCAAGTAATTGGAGATACCTTGCCTATAACTTTGGTTCCAGACTGACCTGCTGATCCAAGAATTGCTCCTTGAACTAAAGCCAGGTCTGCTGCTGTCTTGGGACTGTTCATAAATACTGTGTGCTCAATTATAATGGCTTCAAATCCGCCGTACATATCTAGAAACAACTTAACTTTTTGTCCAGCATCCATAACTTTTTCATAGGTGTCTTTACCTTTAAAGGTAATCTTTCCTACTGACTCTAAAGTCTTTTGTTGAGTATTAAAAATAGCAAAGGCAAGACTGTTTGTGCTTGCATCAATTGCACAAATCGTATTTGGAATTTTAGTTCCTATTGCCTCTGCTAGTTTCATTTTAAATTATCCTTAATTTCTTTTAATGCTTTTGCTACGTCAGAAGGATTGACATTACATTTTACACAAAGGTTGTCATCATTATAGATTGACAAAGACTCTTTGCATGACTTGCAAGTTCTTTCCTTGCCTATTCTTTTTTGTCGTCTAGAAACCATATACCTTGCAGCAATTTTTTCTTTTGTCGACTGGTCTCTACACTCTGGCGAACAATATATCTGATATGTTATATCTGTTTTAAATTGTTGATCACACCATTGACAATGCTTCATCTATAGGCTCCAAAGACTTTAGTTTAAAGTCTCCCTTACCAGCATCTGCACAAGCCTTTTTAATAGGACATGATTTGCAAATCTTTGAATTAGAGCGATAGTTCTTTTCAGGTAGGGTTCTGTCGACCCAAGCCTTACGAACTGATCTCATCCATTCAAACGTCTGGTCTACCCACCGACGATAATAATCATTTACTTCTACTGGAAGAATAAGCAACTCGTGATTGTTTTTATTTTCATAAATAAGAACTGCTTTAGGCTTCTTGAGAATTTTCATGTAGATAAGCAACTGGACTAGGTGACCAGTCTTTGGTTTCATATGAGCCTTGCGGTACTCAAAACCTTCATTCATCATTGTTTTAATTTCACCAAGGAGTTCTTCTCCCTGCCAGTTAACAATAACATCTCCATAACCAAAGATTGGTGGATCATTATGTGTTATTTTAAATTCTGAATCAACAAGGAAGTCTGGAACATTACCCATTGCTTCTTGGATTCTTTCGTGAGACTTTGTTCCTGCAGTCATATTGGCTGCACTGTATGGTGTTGCATCATCTTCAAACATTTGTCCGTCAAAGGCAAGGTACCAGTATCTTGGACACTCTCCATGCCCGTAGGCAATAGTGGATGGCGCAAAGGTCTTCTTCTGGGTTTGCTTTTCAATACGATTGACAGTATACCCAGACTGAATTTTTTCAGTCAAACCAGCAACATCTATTGAGTCTACTGGTGGTTTTTCCTGCTTAACCATAATCTGTTGCAATAAACTTTTTGTCATATTTTACTCGTTTCTATTAGTATAAGTATAGCATATTAGCGTGTAATATACTTTAGTGCAGATACTAAATTGTTTAACGACTCTGCTGCCGTGTAATAAAGATTCTTCTTTCCACGATCCGACTTATCAACATTGGCCATCCAGGTTGCTTTGAAAGCCATCTTAGCAGCAATTGCCTGCAGCCTTACAATCTCTACGTGGGCAACATTGATTGGGATGTCTGGCTTTATAATTAGTTTAGCAATCATTGTCAGTGCAACTGTGAGTTCTTCGTCCTGCATGTAGTCTGCAATCTCTGCCAAACCATTTACCATATCTATTGTTGTTCCTTGTTGTTCCATTATTCCTCCACTAGATCTTCTAATATACTCATCTCAATTATAGCAAGTCTTACTTTAGAGTTACCCTCGCCCAGTACGACAACAATTGCTGGGTCTTTACCGTTCTTCATAGCATCAGTTGTAGCCTTTGCCCAAACCTCTTTGTTCAATGTAAAAGACTTTCCGACCTCTTTAAAGTCTACAACAAAGTTTTTCCAGGACGCATCTCCCTTTTGAGTATTACGACCAGAGTTCTTATGCTGCTTAGCACCTATTCTCTTAGACTCACTCTTCTCCGTCATCAAAATCCTTCTTTTTTCTTCTACCAAGGTATACGGTTGTCAAATGTTTTTCTTTGCACATCCAAGTTAATGTTTTTGTTTCAGCATAGCACCTCAATGTTGGAACTATAGTTTTACATGTGTGGCAAACCCACTGACCGTGATAGACAGTATAACTAGGCATTTAATTTAGCCTTGATTGATTCTTGCAAATCAAGATCCTCTCTTACACGATTAACGAATGCTTCTTTACCCTGAACCTTTGTGCCGTCAGGAAGTATATACCAAGCACCTGTGCGTTCTACAATGCCATTTAGTTCTGCGGTAGTAACCAAATCACCAATGGTATCAAGACCAATATCGTCACCTCTAAAATAAAAATCATACTCACCAGACTGGAACCCTGGAGAGGTTTTGGAGAACTGGAGTTCCCACTTAATAGTTCTACCAATTTTTTCTTCAATTAATTTATCTCCTACCTTGATCTTG